AACTTTAACTTCACCAAAAATAAATGAAGATGTAGTTTTAACTTCTACTGCTACAGAACTAAATCAATTAGATGGGAAGGTAGCAAAGACAGCAGGAAAAGAATCTATATGGGTTCCCGCGCCAGCAATGTATCCAAGCACAACAAACCCTTGCGCGGATATAGCACAAGTTGAAACAACAGCATTAAGGCCAGATTTAAAAGTTTTGGATTTTGATGCAAGTTCTGATGAGTTTGCACAATTTAGTGTGGCCTTTCCTAAATCATGGAATGAGGGAACTGTAACATTCCAACCGTTTTGGACTGTAACAGGAACAAATACCGGTACAGTAGCTTGGGCATTAAGTGGCATTGCAGTTTCAAGTGACGATACAATTAACACAGCATTTGGAACCGCTGCTGTTACGACTGCGCTTGCTCACAGTGGCACTTCAAATGACTTGATGGTTTCTGCTGAAAGCGGTGCAATAACAATTGCTGGTTCCCCCGCTGCTGGTGATTGTTGTTTTTTTCAGATAGCTAGAGATGTATCTGCTGATAGCCAATCTGGAGATGCCAGACTGTTAGGCATTAAGGTGTTCTTTACAACAGACGCAGCTAATGATGCGTAAGGAAATTTTGCAATGACATCATTTGGCTATAATGTTTTAGGTTTTGGTTCCTCTAATACTGTAAGCGATTACGTTGCTAACTGGAGTGGAACTATTGCCGAAGCAAAAGTTACCGCTAGTGATCCTCAGGCAACCGATTATTTTGGATTTTCTAACAATTTAAGCGATGATGGAAATTATCTAATTGTCGGTGCATATTTAGAGGACACTGGGGCTTCAGCCGGTGGTGCGGCTTATATTTTTTTAAGGTCAGGGTCAAGTTGGTCGCAGCAAGCAAAATTAACTCCATCAACTACGCAAGCAAGCATGTATTTTGGTCGTAGTGTTTCTCTTAGCGCAGATGGTTCTTATGCGGCTATTGGTGCATATGGCCTTGATGACAATGGCTCATTTGCTGGTGGAGTTTTTATTTTTGTTAGAGATGGAACAAACTGGAGCCAACAGGCAAAATTAACCGCATCTGACGGTGCCGCAAGTGACAGATTTGGCTATACTTTAGATATGAATCGGAATGGAAGTTATGTCATTATTGGAGCTTACTTAAACGGTAACGGTTCAGCATATATCTTTATAAGAAGTGGGACAAGCTGGAGCGAACAAGCAATTTTGACAGCAAGTGACGGTGCGTCTGGTGATAGATTTGGCATGGGTGTCGCAATTTCAGACGATGGTTCAAAGGCAGTTTCTTGTGCGTATTATGATGACCCTAGTAGCGTTTCTAACGCTGGTTCAGCTTATGTTTTTAACAGGTCGGGGACAAACTGGTCACAGTCTGTCAATCTAGTTGCGTCCGATGCAGCGACAAATCAATATGCAGGTTATTCGGCTTCAATTAGCGGAGATGGTAATTATATTTTAGTTGGAGCGTATGGTAGCCTAATATCTGGTCAAAGTAATGCGGGTGCCGGTTATATTTTTTATTATAATGGTTCAAGCTGGTCGCAGCAAGCAAAGCTAGAGGCTTCTGATGCTGGTTCCACAGATTATTTAGGTCTAGCAACTGTCGATATAACTTATGACGGTTCGTATGCAATCCTTGGGGCTAGAAATGATGATGACACCGCCACTAATAGTGGGGCAGCATATCTTTTTCAAAGAAGTGGAACAAGTTGGTCACAAAAATTAAAAATAAAAGCATCTGACGCTTATCAAAGCGATAGTTTTGGGAATAGCGTATCAATAGATAAAGTTGGTCGGTTTGTTGCGAGCGGTGCATATGGTGATGATGATAACAGCGCAAGTAGCTCTGGTTCAGTTTATATTTATGAAGCACCAGAAGCTTAATGGAAAACCTTATTCATATAATTGACGGTTTAATTGGAATAGTCGTGCTGGGGTTTGGCTATTGGGCGTCTGGTTTGCAGAAAGAAGTTAAACGAATTGAGATATTATTAAATCGCACAAGAGAAGATTACGCTAGTCGTAGCGAGGTATCGGATCAAATTACAAGGCTTAGTGAATCTATGATTCGTTTAGAATCAAAGCTAGATCGTGTGCTAGAGAAGAAATGACATGGTTGTTGCCGAGGTTCTAACTGGTATTGCCTTAGTGCAACAGAGCGTAAAATTTATAAAGGAAAACATCAGTACTGTTCAGGACATAGGGCAGATTGCAAACCAGATAGATGATTTGTTTGCTGGTGAAAAACAGGTGCAGCAAGCTAGGGCTAAAAAGTCTGGCTCTGGTTTAGGAGATCAGTTTGGCGTTGACACTGTAGCTAAAGAAATTATTGACGCTAAAATTGCAGCAGAAAATCTTGCTGAAGTAGCTAGACTTGTGGATTTTCGTTTTGGGCATGGAACATGGGCTGGCATCATAGCTGAGAGGGCAAAGCGTATCCAAGAAGCCAAAGAGTTAGCTGCTGCCGCCAGACGTAAAAAAATACAAGCAGATCGAGAGTTTGAAGAAGGTGTAAAACAGTTTGCTTTAATTGGTGTAATTATTGCTGTAGCATTTGCGTTAATTATTTTTCTAATGATTAGTGTCGCAAGGGCGTTGATTGTTTAATGCAAAAGAAATTACAAAAAAAATCTAAGTTTGCTGAATATGACGAAGATGGGGATGGCATTGTAAGCGATGAAGAGTTGTCACACGTCAAACAGATAAAGCAAACAGAAACTGAATTGCGCAAAAATCTAGCTCAACTTAGAATGGCTAGATGCACATTGATTAGCATGGGTGTGTTTACCATTGCTATGTTTTTTATACCATTAGACAGGGTTAAAGCATTAAGTGATATTAGTAATTTATTTTATATCAGTGGTGCTGGTATTGTTGGTGCTTATATGGGTACAGCTGCGTGGATGAGTAGGAAATAATGTGGCAGGCTCTTGTCACTGTTTGCTTTATAGAATCTATGACGCAATGCATTGTTCTTGAAAGCCAGCAATGGTTTGAGACTGAAAGAAGATGTAAGGCAAGGGCGTTTGAAATGGCTGAAGATGTTCATAAATATATGAAGTCTCACAAACCGACTAAATACAAATGCCGTAAGTTGGCAGGGGGTATGTTAACTAGATGATACAAGCTTTACTTGGGCCTATTGCTTCACTAGCTGGGTCATGGATGGATTCTAAAGTCGAACAAACCAAAGCTAAAGGTGCTGTAGCTAAAGCAAGAGCAGAGGCAGAAGCACAGGTTATGGTTACAGCAGCTACGCATGAGGCTGGCTGGGAAAAAATCATGGCGCAAGCGTCAGATAATTCTTGGAAAGATGAAGCGTGGACAATTTTGTTTATAGCTATAATCGCCATGTGCTTTATTCCGTTTACCCAGCAATATGTTGAGGATGGTTTTGCTGCGTTGTCTCGTACACCAGAGTGGTTTCAGTGGGCGATGTATGCTTCAATT